TTTTCCTGATCGATGTAGGCCGATTGCAGGATCAGGCTGCACGCGCTCCTGCCCTTGCGGTCCTTGAACATCGAGCGCTGCGGCTGCGTCAGGTAGCCGGCCTTGGTGAACGTCGCGCTATACCACTCGCCTTTGTCCGACCAGTGGCATTGCACAACCCTACACCGCACGCGGTTGTTGTCGGTCCACATCATGTAGTCCGGCCGGTCGCGAAACTGGCTGGTCATGTCTGCCGCGAAGCTGCCCTCGATCACGTCGGCCGCGTCGGGATACATGTCATCGAGCTGATCGCGGTCCATCCAGATCACGATGCCCAGATACCTGGCATCGAGCATGTCCGGCTGGCGGCAATGCGGATCGACCCAGATGCGGTCCCACGGCACATGCGCGAGCGTGATGTTGGCGCCGCCCTGGCCGTCATCCTCGAGGCCGACCTCGAGCCCGCCGAACCCCTCGACCAACATGTTTTCAAATACCTGGCTGCGCAGCGCCTGGAAGTCGTTGTCGTCCGCGATGTAGCGCAGCGCCTGGGTTGCGGCGTCGGCGCGCTCATCCTCGGCCGGCGTGCGGGGGAACGCTTTCGGGTCGGTACGGGCCTTGCGTTCGAGGCCGCACAGCAGGTCGAGTTTCCTGCGGCAGTAATTGATCGAGATGATCGGCTGGCCGCGCTTGCGCAGTTCGTCACGCTCCGGCGTGGTCCACTGATCGCCGTCGACATAGCAGCGATCCCGCATCGCCAACTGCCGCGCATCGAGCTGCGATTGCTCGGCCTCCTCGAACCACCTTACCATGCGGATATGCTGCTCGTCGGCATCGCGCGGCTTGTCGGTGTCGCTGTCGTTGAGCGACGCGACGGCATCGGGCCAGTCGTTGCGGCGGCGCGTGGTGACAGTGAGGGAGGTGGACATGGCCGATGCTATGTTGGAGTACGAGAACGCAAAGCGTGCCTATCTGAAGGCCCAGGAGCGGCTGACAAAGGCAAAGGCCGCAATGGCACGATCCTCCCGCTATGGTCCGTCAAAAGCCGACCTGGCGCGGGAGGCGGCTATAGCCAGAGACGAACGCATCGCAGCAAGTTATGCCGACGGCATCACCAGCACGAAACAACTCGCGGCGCTGCATAGCGTGTCAGACACAACGGTGATCAAAGCCCTGGCCCATATCAAGAACCCGGAATACGCCGCCGCGACTCTTGATTGGCGGGAGAGGACATTGGCTAGGATACGGTGGGCACGGGGAGAGTGAGCGCGCTACTTCCCGCGTCCCGCCCGGCTCACCTTTCTGGCGGCGCTCAGGGCGATCGCCACCGCCTGCTTCTGATTGCGCACGACGGGGCCGCCCTTGCCGCTGTGCAGGTCGCGGTTGCCGTATTCCTTGAACACCTGCGCAGCCTTCGCGCGACCCTTGGGCCCAATGCCGGCGGTTGACTTGGCCATGCGCTACTCCTCGGTATCTGGTCTGCTACTGCTCGGGATTGATCGGCGGCAGCTGCGCCCGGCGTCGATGGCGTCGCCGAGCCAGCGCAGCAGCCACTCGCGGTCGACCGCGTAGCCCTCGCGCTCGGCGCTCTGCATCATCGCGTCGGCCCACTTGTCGGGGTTGTCGGCGGCATCGCGCATAAACTCGCGGCCGGTCATGGCGGTATCAGATCCCATGTCAGTCCGATCTCCACTTTGCGGCCCTCGTCGATCGAGAGCACGCGCACCGCGAGGAACCGCGAGGTAGCCTCCGTGCCGACAACGCCCGCCGGCATCAGGTCGGTCTCGGTCGACATCACCACGCCCTCCGGCGGCAACCCCCGGCTGAACTGCATCAGCGCGCCGGCGATGGCATCGGCGTTGCGGTCGCACACGATCGCGGCGTGCTGACTGCCGAGCCACAGCAGCCCGTCACGCACCGGGCGCAGGACAGCGGTGAGGTAGTGCATCGCATACAGCGCGATCTCGTGCATGTCGTCATGCGTCGGTGTCCTGGCTGGGTGGAACCACGGCTCGACGTTGTGCCATTGCTGATATGCGGGCGGTATCGGTAGCGGCGGCTGCCAGGGTTCCGGCAGCCTGATGGTGACGGTATCGCCGGACTGCCTTGGCGGCGCTGGCGGCCTGGGGGGCGGCGGCGGTGCGAAGTGCCCGCCCGCTTCCTCCGACCGCATAATGTCATCGAGGGCACGGCGCTCTCGCTCACGCCAGAGCAGAGCGCGGGCCTCCTCCGCGCTGCGTCGCTCCTCCTCGGCCTCTCGTCGCCTGCGCGCTGCTCGCTCGCGTTCTCTATCGCGGGCATCAATGCGTCCGCGCATGTGGCGCACGAACTCGGCTCGGTCGAACCTGTCATAGTCCCGCAGCGGCTCAGCGCGCGGCGTCCGGTTCGGGCCGTAATGCGCTGGCGGTTCGGTATCCCGCGCCAGCAGCCCGAGCAGCACGTCGTCCGCATCATCCTCTAGGAGCGGCGCAAGGCCTCCGTGTTTGATCCAATCATTCAGCCGAGCACCTGTTGCTCCGCACGGCTGACCGCATCCTCAAGCAGCTTAACGACCCGCTTGCGCGATCCACGGTCGTTGTAATTCGAGATTGACCACAGTCGCTTGTTGTCGTTGCGCGCCTTCTCCGGCAGCACCGGATAGACATAATCCAGCGCCAGCCTGGTGGTCTCGTCGCGGTCCCAGTCGGTGGCAACCAGCAGCCAGCCGATCGTGCAGTGCGGCGCCGGCGGCCGGCCGCCGATCTCCCGGCCGCCGATCGCGCGGTTCGACCACAACCCGTCACGCACGCCTTCAAGCGCGACGCGCAACTTCACCATGTCGCTCAGTAGTCCGTCGGGCAGTCCGTCAAATGGCATCGTATGCTCCCTATGCTACGCGCCAGCTGTCCGGCGCCTCCGCCATCGCGGCACGCTGGAACGCCACATCCCAGGAATCGCGCACCACCACCGGCGGCGCATCCTGCACGAACGGCCGCGACAGGCACGCATAGCGCAGGCTGTCCGGTGCGTGGTCCTCCATGTCGGTATCCACATCCTCGGGCCGCGCATCGTCGTGCTGCAGCGCCGGCAGCGTGCGGATCAGATCGCGCGACGTGCTGAACAGCAGCAGCATCGGACGCTCGTCGGCATCGCCCACCAGCCGCGAGCGCACCTGATCCCAACCGCCCATCGCGCCACGCTGCGGCACGCGCTTGTTGTCCGCCGGCCGGAAATGCACGCCGACCTGGTGCATACGTTGTGCGATGCTCGGGCCGCCGTCCTCGGCGAACATCGCCGGATCAGCCACACCGTTCATCGGCTGCGGATCGTCGGTCTCGCGCTCGCGGATGCCGGCGGCGACCGCCTCCGCCGTCAGCTTCAATCCCACGTTCGGCTCGCCGGGCCGCATGCCATACCACTCGCGGTAGTTGACCAGCGCACCGCGCGCGATGTCGTGCATGGAGCCGTCGGACACTGCCCACCACAGGCAGGCGAACGGGCGGGCGGAGCCCCAGTCGAACGAGCGGAACCGCGCCCAGTGCTGCGGCAGCGTGCGCGGCGCGATCACGTGGCGGTCGAGAGAAAATTCCGGAAAGAAGCTTCCTGAGACCACACTCCAATCACCGGACAACCACGCGCGTACTAATTCTGGCGATCCTGACGCCCTGAGACGTTGGACGTAATCTGCCCCGAGATACTTGTTGTCCTCCACGCGGCTAGGAATGAACATCCGCTCGAGGCCGGTGCTGGGATCGGTGATGATCTGCCAGCCCTGCGGCGCGTGGTCGACGTACCTCGAGCGAACCCACTGATGCCCTGACCCTCCAGGGTTGCCTGTCAGGCGCATCCCCACAGGAACGCCGCCGCCAGAGCGCAATGTGGCCATGAGTTTCATGATCGGCGCCGGGCTCGGGAAGTTGCCGACCTCTTCGACATACACTCGTGTATACGATGCCCCTTGGTATGATTCCGCGTCGGCGTCCCGCTCCAGATAGGCGTATGTGATGCGCGCGCCGTTCGGCATGGTGATGCGGCGCGGGCTATAGGTTACGTGCGCACCGATCTTGGCGTAAATGGCACGAGCACGCTCGAACGTCTCATCAAGCTCGGTGCGCGTGCGACGCACCATCAAACCGACTGCGGCAGAGCCATATTCCGCTGAGTGCAACGCCCACTCGCCCAACACCGCGTCGGTCTTCCCTCCGCCTCTTGCCCCACCGAATAGCACCTCAAAAACCGGGCACGTTACAAAGGAGGACTGTGGTCCAGGCTGAGGACTCCATATAGTTTCGTAATCATCCTTAACGAATGTTATCAACTAGGTGTTTCCACTTCCTGCCATGCAGGATTTGACCAACGACTGTCTTGGACACGCCATACATCGCGCCCAGTGCCCTATGCGTCATTGCGCCGCCCGTCGCGCGAATAGCCAGCACTTGGTCTGGTGTCAGCTTTGCGCTGGGCGATCTGCGTCCGACCGCCTGCCGGTTTCGCAGCACCTTATCAGCGACATTATCTGCGTCGGTCCCCAGTCTTAGATGCGCCGGATTTACACAGCCTGGCACATCACACGAATGAAGCACCCTACGATCGGTCGGGATTTCGCCATAGTGCATGCGATATGACAGCCTGTGAGCGCGCTCTTTCCTGTCGCCAACGCGAAACCTGCCATACCCCAAATCGTCTACTGGGCCGTCCCACAACCAGCATCCACTGTTTGGTTCCGGCAGCACACACCGCCAAAAGCGTTCTTCAACGGTCCCGTATCTCATACTCATTCGGGAGTGAATATCATTATTGCTCATCGGCATCAATGGTCTTCGGCGCGTATATACGCAGCCATTCAGTGGTGGACTCTACTGGCGTTGGACCGCGGATGACATAAGTCACCGGGTTGTCAGGATCGCCACCAAGCACGGTTGTCGCTTTGCCATAGCCGCGATCGAGCAACTCACGCAGCGCCATGACCTGCGTTGCTTCGTTTTCGGCCATCGCGCCTGGCGCGCCAAGCCCGGCAAGATCGCCGAGGCGACGAATGGCATCCGGTCCATAGCCCTGTGCGAGCAGCTTGATCGCGCCGCTGGCTTTGTTCGGAACGCCCGCCGGTCTGCTCATGGCGTGATAGTTTATCCTGGCGTGAGATTTAGATGCGTCCCAAAAGCAGCAAAACCAGTAACACCACGACGACGAGTCCGATGCCGCCGATGCCGTAGCCGTAGTAGGGATACGATCCGTAATAGCCGCCGCGATATCCTAAACCGCCACCGACGAGCAGCAGCACGATCAGCACGACGACGATGAGCATGACGGGCGAGATCATTGGACGGTCTGCCATTCGGATGGATCATCGCGCTGCGGAAGCGGCGTTAGTGTGGCCATTCCGAGCTTCATCGCGATAGCGGGCAGATGTGACCGATCGACATACCAGCGGCCGGTTATCAACTCAGCCGGGATGACGGCA